ATTACGTGGAGTTGAGCCTATAGCTGTGTTCGATACATCTGGTCCTCGTGAAATTACAATCCAAACGTCATATATCGTCGACTCTTTGGAAGAAAATCATGCTGCTTGGACTATTGGGCGTATCACAAAACAAATACGGACACTACGTGGGTACTTCGCTTTAGTTCGTGATTTAGGGACGTCTCGAAAGAACTTAGTTGTAGAGGCTGAATTATGGTGTGTATTACCTCGTTCAGAAAGTGATGATGGCGAGGGAGGCGAGACAAAGGGTCGTATTGCCACTGGCCGTATCAAATCAATTGATGTAAAATATGGTGATGCTATGGTATACCCGCCTGGGAATCCCAAAGGTGCTTTTTATTTGCGTAGTGATGTTACCATCGACTTCAGATTATGGACGAAAGCTGCTAATCGCGGCGAGGGTGAAGATGCGGCGATCGTCGCAGACATCGAAGGCTTGGCTGAACGCTCTAATCCTTCATGGTATTAATTATGGCCAAATTAGACGATTTCTCGAGATTCTTTCAGACCGGCGAAACCATTGTCGATGGTAATGAAACGTTCGGTATATGGAAACCACCATCGTTCATCAGAGTTCGGCCATTGGAAGAGAAGATCGGAAGATTTCGTGTCACTTCCCAAACAGAAGGTAGACCCGATCTGATTGCTAACGCGTTATATGGCACACCCTTATTAGATTGGGTGTTGATCTCGTTCAATAAAGTTCGAGATCCTCTGAATTGGCCACGGGCCGGGACTACTATCGAGTATCCGATCGATAGTTTAGTATTCCCGCTGATCAGTTAGCACTGGGATCCCCGCCAACCTTCTTAGACGTAGAATCATAATCATATCTTGCGATATAAAGATCTGTATACCATTCTCCACGAGTGGCGATGTGGTGGAATCCGTACACGATCCAGTTTCCATTTAGGAAATATTTCTTATCCTCACCCTCGCCAGCAGTCAACCATTTGAGGTAAATGGTGTCACACCCTAGCCCGGTGCAGTCCGACCATTCTCCGTGGCCTAAAACCTTTATTTTCATCCTCATCACGCTGTTAATAAGGTTGAGCCACATCCCTCTTGGGCGTCCATCTAGATACTGTTCATATGGTAACCCTATATCACCAGCTGAATATACCTCAGGGATTCCTTGGACCGTGGACCATCCATTATGGGGTGGTCCTGCTCCTGCTTCATCGTCTGGTTTGGTAAATGATTCTTTTTCGCTGGTTTTAGCAACCTTCTTGGCTTGTGTGGTCGTGTCCTTGACGAAGATTTTTTGTTCTTTTTCGTCAGTGATACGGTCTAGATATTGCCCAGAGATTGCTGACAGTCCTTGGGTCAACAATTTGGTTTGTACAATGGAGAGGGCGTTGTCGGCGAGGAATTCCCATGATCTGAGGGTATCCATACCAGTGCCCTTCCAGTACCGATAAAATGCTCTTGGTTTGGACATGAGCTCTGATTGTTCTTTAATAGTGAGTTTGTTACCATCCATAGCAATTAGCCAGTGTGTCTTATTGCGGGTAACGGATGCGGACCAGTCTACCAGGCTGGCTATGAATGTCTTGGGATCCTGCCTCATCATCCAGAATTTGTTCTGTTCGTTATCGATAGTCTCACTAATATCAAGTTTGATTTTTGGAGCATATTCATTAACCACTTGTTTGATTACTTGGCTTACTTTGCCCTGGTATACGCCTCCGGATGAATCACCGGCGTTTAAATACCAGGATGGTGGGTCAATCGCAATGAATTCGAGACGGCCCATGTCGGGGGAACCACCAGTTGCAGCTAATGATAACACAATTGCTCGTTGCATCCTAGTGGCTGTCTCTGGAAATTCAGCTCCATCGGCACTTGCTCGCATTTGGAATCTGATTGGGAGAATTTGGCTTCGTGATTTTTCCAGATATCCGTTTTTGATGAGTTTGCTAAGTAGATTGAAGTGGGTGTCGAATAATGTGCAACGTACAATATACCCGCCATTTATCATCGCTTTGAATTCAAAGCGTGAGAACAAACCACCAAAATCTGTGTCACCAAGATCACCGATTTCGAACATCAGTTTGATCTGAGGACGGGCTTGTGTTTTAGGAGCTGCTTCAACCATGAAATTACTCTGGATACTTTACCGAGGGCAAAAGCGTACAAGATACATACTCTTTATCAGTTTGGGCATCCGAGGTGGCAAGATGGCTGGTTTGGATGCCAAACTGGTGGATGACGCGTCAAGAGAGAAAATCCAATCAACGGAGTCATTTGAAAATTTATCTTTGGACGCCAAGATTAAATGGCTCAAACATTACTGTCCAGGGACTATGAAGGCTGCGTACCGCGAATTGCGTCATGATTGTATAATTTCTTCCAAAGAATATAAGATACAATCATGAATTAAAATCGTTTGATGGCGTGTGCGAAAATAATTCTAGACATTCTTTTGGCGGGTATGTAAGTTGTCATAATTCTTTTCTCCGGGTTTGTTTATGTCAGATAATCTTGGTGTGGTTTGGGGGAAATTCTTTTCTGAGAGAACTCGATCTCTCTGGGACCGTTTCCCTGGACACTATCGGGCATTGGTGGTTGAAACTAATGACCCTTTAAACATATTTCGCGTGAGGTTTAAGTGTCCTGATTTACATGATTATTCAATATCAGACGCTGATTGCCCCTGGGCAGTTCCAGCATTTGATCTTGGTGGTAAAAGAGCCGGAAGATTTTCGCACCCGGTTATCGGCGACTGGATTTGGATTACTTTCGAACGCAATCATCCATATGGTCCTATCTGGACTGGGTTCGCCAATCCCACTAGACGTAAATTCTACTCATATCCACAGATATTCACGCCGACACCACTAAGTGTCAACGAAGACGGTAAGCCAACAGATCAGCCGAAAGATTTTGATGAGGATTATCTGCCCAAAGACGGCCGCCCTATGGCTCATGGGTGGGTTGATCGATATGGCAACCTGGATATCCATTCATCCGTTGGGTATTTTCCTAGAGAGCATGAGGATATGCCGCCGCCGCCCGACCATGATGCGGTACAAGGATCGGCATTCAAACAAAAGTCCAGTCCACCAGAGGTAAACAACCCAGATAAGAAGTATATGTGCCGTGTCACTAAATACGGTAATATCTTCCTGCAGGGAGACCAAGGATATCATTGGAAGAAAGAGTATAGTGCTAGTGAACTAGGTGAATTCAGGGGAGACTCCAAAGAAGACGAGCAATTCGAGACCAAACGGTGGCTTTTTCTTCAGAAGTTGCTCAATGACGGTGTGCCGAAGGCATCTCAAAAGGATGGTGATCAGCGTAAGCAGATACTCCTAACACGATATGGTAATCGTATCGAGATGAGGGATACTGGATGGGGACAAGAAGGACCCATCAGATCCAAGTCACGAGAAGGTGAATTCGGGCCATCACGGGTCTTGTCTAAAGAATCCACTAATGACTATCGGTGGATCAAGATTCGTACCAAAGGTGGCATGCTGTTCCAGGCATATGATAAGGGATTCCACCCCCAAGAAGATACCTTCGTAAAACGGCATCTATTGGAGGAATCCGGCTCTAAGAGTGAAAAAGAGGACAAATACTGGGGTGATAGGGATGCCCGATGGATCAGGATGATCACTAGATACGGTATCAAATCAGCCTGGGATGATCGGGGAAGCCACGACAAGCAAGCCCGTAAGCTCGAGGTGCCTCGAGGCGTCGGATACATGGTGAAGGGTCGGAGGTCACCGGCGGCCAAGAAGAGGGAAGCGAGAGGCAACTCGCGAGGTTTCCAATGGGAGTTTAATGAGAGAGATGATGCCAATCACAGCACATGGTGTTCACCCTTAGGACAAGCAATTGAACTCAATGACCGCTACCAATATATGATGCTAACTGCGGCTCTAGGAAAGAATTGGGTCCCCAAGTGGCAACATATCAAAGAGAACGAATTCATTGCCAAACCCACAATGATTAAGGACCCAGAGAAAAAGACACACCATCTCAAACTAGACCACGATAATGAGTATATCCGCCTTAAGACCAGAGCAAACAAAGGCGTAAAACCTGAAAAACCGGCAAACCCATCCGGAGTTGGCGGAGGTGAGATCCACCAAGGATTTGAGGCTCATGATGGCCGTAAGGGTGATGGTCCATGGGCGGAGGTGGTGGATTGCCAACGTCGTGGAATGTGGTTCAGTAAGCAGAATCAATTGGGTATTTGGCGTGCTAAGAAGGGTCGCCAGATGTACCAGTGGATGGATGATCGCCAGAAGAAAATTGTCATCTTTAACAACGAAGAAGCTGGCACCATTGAAATTTATGCGAATCGGCAGGTGAATGTGATTACCAATGGTAGCATGAACTTGCGGGCTGACAAGCATATTTTTATCAAGGCTGGTCGATCAATCCGAATGCAGGCTGGTGGTACCAAGTTCACATTGTTTGGTGGTAATATTACTACTAATGGTGAGTACTTTGGTCCTAAAATAAATGCGTTCGTTTGTGGTGTTTTTCCTGGTCCTGGTGCTGGTTGTAGGAATTCTGGTGGTGCCCATGTGGAGCGGGTACCACGTCCTAAGCCTCCAACCCCTAGAGAACCAAAGGACAGAGCGAAAACATACAATAAACCATTCCAGGAAGCTGAGAAGATTAAATGATAATCAAATTCCCCACAGGACTTTATGATTTACCGTCAAGTCCTTCTGATAATCAGAGTGTGACGTTCTTGGTTAGCAATTTGGCTCCACCACGCACTAGCTTGGTGTATCCGAAGATTCCTCCAGGGATTGTGGATAGAAAGCATTCGGCCAAAATTATTTCCCTGGTAGAACGTAGGGGTGGTGTTGGCGATTTGATTTTTAATGTGTCTCGAGGATCAAGGGTCCAAGAGGGAAGCAATTCCAAGCAATTTGAGATCGGGCAAGTTTTGGTGTTTGGTGATTCACCTCTGAAGTCATTATCCCCAATGTTGGTTAGTGAGAAAACTGAAACTCAGCACGATTTAAACCGATTCGATTATGAAGCATTGGGTCTGACTGATGAGGAACAACAACTCATCAAGGATTCGTCGATCGATACTCATGATGCTCTTACCGACCGCTTGAATGTTCTGAAGAAGGATCGTGCTGATGCTGAGGTGGAGGTAAACACACAACAGAAGCTTATCAATGAGGCTACTAGGAATATTGAGGCACTGGAGGTAATTGCTGACAGTTCGGCACAAACCAGTGATGATGTGCTTGATCTGATTGGCAAGTTGACCCAGAAGAAGCAGACAGCTTTTACTGCCAGGGATACAGCATCTGAACTTGCTAACGCTCTGGCCGCTGAGGCAGAATCAGTTGTAACAGAATTGAGAACAGTAGCAACGGTGTTGAAATGACCGCTGATTTCTTCGGATACAACCCGCCATTTCTTGGTGGAGTGCAAAACGTGCTCTCCCGTCAGGAGGATGTCCGTCTCATCCAAAATGACATCCTCCAGTTATTGCTCACTATTCCTGGCGAGAGGGTTATGCGTCCGGATTTTGGTATCAATCTTCGGAGCTTTGTGTTTGAGCAGATGATTGGCTCGGAAATTTCTCTGTTGGAATCCGAAATTGTGTCTGCTATTGAAGAACAAGACCGACGTGTCACTGTTAGTTTTATCGAAATCAAGCAATCACCAGAATCTAATCGTGTCGATATTTCAGTCCATGCTAAACTGAAGAAGAACCCGACCAAAGTAGTAACGGTGGAACTATTCCTAGAGAATCCGGTGGGAGCATAATGGCTACTGACTCACGAGAAACATTATTTGAATTGCCGAACACTCCTGATGAATTCGGCGTTATCTTACCGCCCAGTAATTTGCGTCGTCTTGATTTCAGCGGCCTGGACTATACAACGGCTAGACGTTCGATCATTGAGTACATCCAGACGTACTTCCCGGATGATTTTAATGACTTTATAGCCAGCAATGGTATCATGATGATTATGGAGATTATCTCAGCTACCACTGCCAAATTATCATTACGGTCCGATATCCTAGCCAATGAAGCTTTTCTTCCTACATCTCAGACGGAAGAAGCCGTCGTTAACCATCTGGCTTTGATCAATCAAAGGATCAAACGGCAGACACCAGCGATCGCGGATGTTGAAATTACCATTGAACAACCGGTCTTCACCGATATTGAGATCGATGCTGGATTGTCCTTCTCTTCTTTTGGTGGCCCGGATGGTGAAGCTGTGATTTATGAGGTGTTTAGGGCACCTGGTGATTGGACTAGTAAAATCGTAGTACCTGCTGGGAAGCGTGGTGTGATTGCTTGGGCGGTTGAGGGGAAATTTGCTGCCCCATTTGTGGTTGCTAGTGCTGGAGGTCCAAATCAGACATTTACAATTGATGAAGCCAACATGCTTGAAGATCCTATCTTCGTAGATGTTACTGTTGGCAATGAGACAGAGGCATGGGATGTTATTACGGAACCGATTGAGAAGTTTGGTCCTAATGATAAGGTTGTGGAAGTCAATTTTGTTGAGGATAATGCTATATTCCGGTTCGGTGATGATGTGACTGGGAAATCCCCACAATCAGGTGCCTCTATTCAATTCCGATTCAGGGCTGGTGGTGGTATTCGTGGCCGGATTGGCGTGGCCCAGATTGATACGACTCGTCCAGTCACGCCGCTTCCACCAGCCAATGCCGCCACTACTGTTAGATTCCGTAATATTTCGCCATCAGCTGGTGGTACTGATCGTGAGACGATTGAACAAGCTAAGAAGCGTGCTCCTCGTGATTTTGCCGTCCAGCGTAGTATTGTGACGTCAGATGATTATGCTCAGATGGCGAGTTCATTTTCTCATCCGGTCTTTGGTGCGATCAGTAAATCTTTGGCTACTATTAGGACTAGTCTTAATGCTAATTTGGTCGAGGTATATGCGTTAGCGGAGGGTCCGGATAGTGTGCCTGTGGTGCCTAATTCTGGTCTTAAGGCTGGTTTGGTCACTTTCTTCAGTGATTTGAACGTTCTTACTGATCATGTTGTCGTCTTGGATGGAGAGATTCGGTCGGTAGATATTGATATGACAGTGGTGATTAATCGCAATGCTGATGCTTCTGTCATTAAGGAACGAGTGGAGAGTGCTATCACGGATTACTTCGACATTTCTCGTTGGGAGATGGGTCAAGAATTCTACTTGTCCAATTTAATTGAGATTGTGGAATCGATCGACGGCATTGCGTATGTTAATCTCTTTGAACCCGCTAATAATATCCTCAGGACTGGTGAGATCGCTGTTACTGGTAGCGATGGTATTGGGTTGAATGAGGTGATAGTGGAGGGGGAGAGAAAGACGGCCTATTTTTACGAGAAAAGTCAATAAGGAATGTTAAAATGCTCCACCCTCATCCCATCTAATGATATCATCAAACTTGCAGAGGGAACCATCATTTGTCCAATATGTTTCGATTATTTTTCCTGATTCTAATACTCGGAATCTATGCCAAATTTTTGGCATGACCGCGAAACTATTGCCTGGCTCCAAGATTGTTGACGTTTCTAGAGACGGTTCATTCTTACAACTACCGAAGCACTCGATTTCTAACACAGCATTGGTAGAAATAAAAGAATTCCACCTATCTGCGTGCCAATGTATAGAGCATTGCCATCCTTTATTAACCTCGAGTAGGCTTTCTCCCAGATGTTCATCGTAAAAACGATGCCAAGCACGTCCCCAGCATTTTTCCTCCCATGTTGGTTTGTAGTAAACCGTGAATAGTTGCTCTATCCACCTATTAAATTCTGCTGTGGTTCTGTCGAGCTTTCCTGCATTGCAGTATGTGCAACATGGTACAACATTGGTTTTAATATATCCTTTGGTGTTGTCAATCCTGTCTATTCCGTTATAGACATAATCGCCATTATTGTGGGTACTTTTTTGCACTTTTTGTGGTGATGATCCACAGTAATGACAATTTTGACTGGTTAAATGTATGAACAGTTCCTTGCAGATTCTGAATTTGATACCCCTCTTTTTTGACGATTTTTTATACGTTAGATATAATCTATGCTGTGCAGCAAGACCGTAACCAAATCTGCATTTTGGATCGTTACAATCAGTGCTTGAATTTTGTAAAGTGCTGGTTGTTCTGACTACTTCGTTGCCGCAATCACATTTACATAGCCATTGATTACTGTGTTTGTGGCCATTTATTATTTTGTATCCAGCATGTTTCAAAACAATCAACTTACCGAATTTCAATCCCGATAGATCTCTTTGACATTTTCCACAACTTGTCGATCTACCATCCAACAAATGGTATTTAACAACAGGTTTTTCAGTTCCGCATTCGCATCGGCATAATGCGTTTTTGCTTGAAATGATTCCAGTTATTATCCACTTTCCATATCTATCATCGATTTTGACGGCATTTTTTAGGCATTTTCCACAACTGGTTGATTGACCGTTTAACAGGTTATACTTGTTTACATTTTTTTCAGTGCCACATTTGCATTTGCAGAGAACATATTTTCCATGTGCCTCTTGTAAAATTGTCCATTTTCCATATTCTTTTGCCAATTTTACCATTTCAAACAAGCCTTGCAGTCGGGGATAACAACAATTGCTTAACAAGGTATATTTGAACTGATAAAATTGAGGTCAGATATGTTTAAAGAACGTATTATCACAATATGGATGATCGTCTATGATGGTGATGCTAGTCGTGTTTACACGACCACCAGCTTTGACAAGATGTTGGCTTCTATTGAAGGCTCTCTGCGTGGTTATTGCGGAGATGAGACCCCGGCGTTGGAAGAGATGTACCAACAGGTCATTGATAGGATCAAAGCAGCTGAAGAGCAACCAGCCATCCCGATGCGGTTTAACAACTTACATGTGGTTGTATACCGGTGGGAAATAGATGGCTCGAATCCGATTCATCATATTCTTGGCCAATGCTATAGTGCGGTGGAGGACCCAGATTTGCGTGAGCAGATTGATTCCCTATTCTCTGCCAGTGTCTTTACCTAGGATCGGTGTCTAGGGATTGGGCGATGGTGGTCTTAAAGTTTCTCAGAACCTCTGCTGAGAGCGACATCGATTCCAAGATGGACCCACGGAAGAATACCATGGGTTGAGTGAATCGCTCAGCTTCTTCGGCGGACACACCATCTGGCTCAGGGTACACCGCCATAGCTATCGCCACTTCTATTCCATGCTTCTCGCACTGTTCGCCGAATATATCCATCAGTTCATGGAATCGGTGTTCAAAGATGTCTTGTTCTTCGACTTCATCCTTATGGTTGTTGTCATTTATTTCCGCCCCTGATACCTCCTCATTGGTGTCGTTCTGGAGTTCAGTTTTGTCAGTCATCGCGTCTCCTCGTATTGGCTCTAACATGAAGACATGTCATGTTGAAGCTGATAAGATCTGGAAAGTGTGGCACTGGTGCTCTGATTCATATCTACGACACGGTATCAAACTTGCATTTCCCAAACACACCGATCCGGTCAAGACTTACCAATGGCGTTATTGCCGTTCACTCGCTGAGAAATTTGAAGAGTGGGATTTCGACGACGAAATGTCGGTTCGTTTTATTGATACGGCGGTTAAGCATGCTAAGAAAATTGGTGTGCTCCGCAAGGGTTTGGCAGTTCTGCACCAAGGCAATATGCTAGATGTTGTCCTAGATCTGCTGAAGCATGAATCTGCATCCTATATTCAGTCTATAGAGTCATTAGTCTTTGTTAAGAAATGGCTGGACACTCAGATTGGAGATAAGGACCCGGTTGAAGCAATGTTAGATCGGGAACGTCCCGGCGCATTCTGCAATATTGTGATTTGGCATCAAGCCAGCAGGCTTCCAGCCATCTACATTTCATTATCCAAGTCATGTTGCAAAGCACTAGCTAAGCTGAAGAAACAAGAATTAGAAGAGCGTGGGTTGTTACCGAAAATGACGGATCTATATCGATTGAGATCTGATTTTATTCAGGACATAAACAACCTCAAACAAGCACGAAACATTTTAGGCGATGATTGGAGAAAATTGTGTCATTGATTGCGACCCCCGCAAGCAGAACCAGGATAGACAATATATCCGAAACACACTTTAGGAATCATAATGAAGAGGAACACTTCCGATTAGACGACAAATTCCTGCAAGCATATCGTGGGAAAAAACCAAATTTCGGATTTAATGGTCTTGGTGAATTTGTCTTCTTCCGGACCTATTCTCGCCTCAAAAAAGACGGTGCCAAAGAAACCTTTCTCGATTGCATCCAACGTGTAATTGAGGGATGCTTCGAGATTTCCCGTCGCCATCAGCGATCACTCCATTTACCATGGGATTACGAACGGGCACAACCAGCCGCTCAAGAGATGTTCAACCGGATGTGGGAATTCAAGTTCCTTCCTCCCGGTCGTGGTATGTGGATGATGGGCACACCATTTATGTGGGAACGAGGCTCGGCTGCATTAAATAGTTGTGGATTCGTATCGACCCACGATAAGATTGAGACTGACCCGGCGGAGCCATTCTGTTTCTTGATGGATATGGCAATGTTAGGTGTTGGAGTTGGCTTCGACACAAAAGGTGCTGGTCATATACAAATCCAGCAGCCCAAAAAGGTATTTCACAAATATCAAATTCCAGATTCTCGTGAAGGATGGGCCGAATCGGTAAGACAACTCATCTACTCATATACCGCACAGGCCGACGAAGGCTTCATTGAGTTTGATTACGACCAAATCCGTCCCGCTGGAACTGAAATCAATGGATTTGGCGGGCAGGCATCAGGACCAGCAATCCTGATTGAATTGCATGACCTGATCCGGAACCATCTTGATCGACGTGTTGGCCATGCTCTGTCTAGTGTGGACATTGTTGACCTTATGAATTATATTGGTCGATGTGTGGTAGCCGGTAATGTCCGCCGCACTGCGGAAATTGCATTTGGTAACCCAGAAGATTTTGATTATTGCAGCATGAAAAACCCAGCTGCGACCCTCACTGAGGATGACAAGACTAAGTTCTGGGAAATTGCCACCAAACTGTATGCCCAAAAGAAGCAAATAGGTGAAGTGGCAGACTTCAAGGACACTGGTATACCGTTGGACCGATTGTGTCCGGCCCTGGAGACCTGGAATTCACTTAACCATCATCGATGGGCCTCTAACAATTCGATTTTCGCTAAGATCGGTCAAGATTATTCCATGATTGGTGAGCAGATCGTTAATAATGGAGAGCCGGGCTTGATGTGGTTGGACAACATGCGTGATTTTGGACGCATGGCAGACGGACGACAGCCTGGTATTGATGGCCGTGTGATGGGTGGAAATCCGTGCCTCGAGCAATCACTGGAATCATACGAACTCTGCAATTTGTGCGAGACGTTCCCGGCTAATCATGAAAATGCTGAAGACTACATGCGGACCCTCAAGTACGCATATCTCTACGCCAAGACAGTGACTCTGTTGCCGACACACAACCGTCGCACCAACCAAGTCACACTCCGGAATCGGAGAATTGGTCTATCGCAGAGCGGGATCATTCAAGCGTTCGCCAAGTTTGGACGCCGTGCAATTCTCCACGATTTCTGCGATGCTGGTTACACTGAGATTCGTCGGTGGGACGACATCTACTCCGAGTGGATGTGCGTCAACAGGTCGATCAAGGTTACTTCGGTAAAGCCCAGTGGTACGGTCTCATTGGTGGCTGGTGCTACGCCTGGTATACACCATCCAATTGCTAAGACTTATTGGCGACGAGTTAGGATTGCGGCGGATTCGGTGCTTGTTTCGATCTTACAGGATGCTGGGTTCCATATTGAACCTGCGTCGAATGATAAGGATCGGACTGTGGTAGCGAAATTTGCTGTTACGGATGAATGTGTCCGACCAGTTAGTGATGTGAGTGTTTGGGAGCAGATGCAGAATGTGGCTGATTACCAGGCTTTGTGGGCCGATAATCAGGTGTCCTGTACTATCACGTTTAAGAGTGATGAGGCGGGGGATATTGCTAGAGTATTGGAAGCTTACGAAGATAAGATTAAGGGAATTAGCTTCCTACCGGCTGAGGAGCATGGGTTCGACCAAGCTCCGTATGAACCGTGTGAGCTGTCGGAAGTGGAGGAGTACAACGCTAAACTCAAATCAGCCGACTATTCGCCTTATATGATGGAAGCGGTTGGTGCCAAATATTGTGATGGGGATACCTGCACTGTCGTCAAATAAGCAGAACGTTGGGCAGTATTGAAGCGAGGCCGGTATTTACCGGCCTCGCTTCGTATTTGAATTGTTTAACGAAGCTGCCAGATTAGCAACAGGTGTAGTATGCGTGCAATCCTTAATGACAATCAATGGATTTGGTTCGACAACCTTACTACCGCTGAGGAGGAGATCCTATGGGTCAACTTCAGTGTGCAATCCCCTGGAACCTATATTGATCCATCGCAACGCGGTATGTGGGACGGGATATATCGTAAGTATAATCGGGCTAAACAGAGAATGGCCCGGCCTCTATTGAGCATGCTCCGTGGGGTGTGTATCAAACACGACCTACCATTGGTGGTTAAGGACAACCGCCCTAAATGGGATTACCACCCTCTACACCCGGATGCGATAGGGCTGGATTTCCTACCGAACATTACTCTCGATCCACATCAGCAGCGTGCGATCCGAGCGGCTTGTAAGATCGAATGCGGGATAGTTGATATCCCGACTGGTGGTGGTAAGGGTGAGGTCATATGTGGTATTTGTAAGGCAATAGATTGTCCTACTATTATTGTTGCCGATCAGACAGTGGTTATCGATCAGCTTAAGGCTCGCCTGGAATTGAGGGAGATCGATGAGGAGATCGGTTTGTTTTATGCTGGTGAGAGACCGAGTGGTGAGAAGATTGTTGTGGGCTCTATTCAGTCATTGCAGAGTCCCACTAAGCCACCGCCGGTCCCTGAACGTCATTCTGATGAGCCTGATGATAAATGGGAACAGCGGAATGTAAAGTGGGAGCAACAATTCCGTGCTTTTAAGACGCGGAAGAAGAATGCTAAATTCTTGCAGGCATATGCTAAGACTGCTGAGATGATCTTGGTGGATGAATGTGATAAAGCCACGTCAGACCCGTATAAGAAGATGTTTCGACATTGGTTCACTGGGCGTCGTCGATATGGATTCTCTGGCACACCATTTGATGATGATAAGCCGGTGGAGGGTATGGTGATGCAGGAGCATCTTGGCTCTGTGATTGCCAGGGAGACACGGGCTAATCTGGAGAAGATTGGTAGGATTATTCCATGTGAGTATTGGTCTATGGCTTTTGGAGTCGATGGGAGTATAAATGAAGGATCTGCGTATGATATTGCTCGTTCTGAGTATATGACTGAGAACGAGCAATATCATAAGTTGATTTCTGCTCTATGTAATAAATATCAGGGAGATGGTACCCTGATTCTAGTCGACGCTATTGCTCTCGGTCAGCACTTGGAAGAAGTAATTAATGCTTCCGGGTTGAAGGCCCATTTCATCTATGGTAAAACCTCTAAGCGTCGTCGCGATGAGCTATTGCGGTCGTTCGAAGCGAGAGACTATGATGTGCTTATTGGTGGCAAGATTATAAATCGTGGTCTTGACCTTAAGGGTGGTTGTGAAAACCTGATTGTTGCCACCGGAGGGAAACTACAATCTGATTTTATTCAGAAGATCGGTCGTGCACTTCGGCACAACAAACGAGGAAGAAGCAGAGTCTTTGACTTCTATTTCAGATGCAACAGGTACCTTTACGATCACTCGAAAGCTCGACTAAAGGCCATGGTGAAGGCCGGATATCGTACTGTGGTCGTATTTCCGGGCGGGAGTATTGATGGTGCCCAACTCATCAAAAACAGATTCCAAATTAGAAAACGGCTCTTAATGAAATCTTCTCAACACGAGCTTCCACTAACTTCTTAATTTATAAGACCTCTTGGGGCTTTCTAGCCATTCTGGCTTTGCAACCTGGCGATATGTGTTCGAATCTTGATTTTGCAATGTTTTGTTGGTAGTCATCATTCTAGCAATTGTTAAACAGCCTTTGAGTATATAGGGTTGGCTAGAAGAGGAATACAATGGAACAAGACGCTAAGCTTGAAGAGTTAAAGAAATCTGGGAAGATTTCTCCAGATACTGGTCGCAAGCTTTATTTCGTGAATGAAATAGTTGAGTGGCAATTAACCAAGTACCTCTGGACCGGGTGTACTCAGGTTTCTCTTCGCGATCAAATTATGTCACATGCTACGGAGCTGATCCGCCAGATCATCCGTAAGCAGGGACTTCATACGATTTATCCTGGTCAGGAAGAATCGGCATTCGGAGATCTTCTACAAACAGCGTGGGTCCAAATTGAACGAACCCTGTACAAGTACCGTGGGTGCCCACATTGCAGGAATTGTTTCAATTACGAACGCCCCTCAGAGTCATTGCTGTACAAACCTGAGAATCGGGAGTACGGTATTAAGACTATGGAGGAGACGATCAAGATGCATCGATCGTGTCCTCATTGCAATACACTATTATCTGCTGACCCTATAGTGGAACCAATCCAAGGGCGGTATGGTGGTTCTGAATCAATATGTTATCGTGGAATGTCCAAAGTCTTCAATATGTGGTCACAGATTGCTCGTACAGTAATCCTGGCCTATATCAAGAAGGAAGGTAGAGACCGTAAGAATTCTGGTTCTTACATGACACATCTCTCAACTCGTTCTCGACCGGTTAGCGATATTATGCTCCGGTTTGTGGTTGAAGCTAAAGAGATGTGTCGATATAATGAGGATTACCTGTCGATAATTGAATCGATGGAATATCTTATTTCGAATGATGATAGGCCGCATGACGGTATCATCGGAAAGCTGGTACAACACTCTGGCCTCTCCAGAGCCACTGTAACCGGTTTCATGAAATTTGTGAAACTCCGTAGCCTGGAATTCACAGATTCTCCAATCAATCGAAGCCACAGCGATGAGTCCGCTTATAGGACCGACGCCCGCCGTAAAAGCAACGTGGACTTCGACGAAGACTGAATTTCCTCTTAGGAAATGTCTACCTATCTTGTTTCCTCGTAGGAAACTCCGCCAAAGATAAGAGTATGAGACTACGGGAAATCCATATCTGCGAGTTCAAGGGACGGGTAGAGATTGTCCCAGTAGAATTCTCTGAAGAAGAATTCTATAGTGATGAGGGTTATACGGTATGGGAACAGGCTCTAGCAATTGCCAACCAATCCGGAATCCGCATTAATAGGAATAAGGATTTATTGTTGGTTGCGAAGGATGAAGCTAACAAGGTTCATGGTGGTGTCTGGAGTTCTCTGGAACGCGATGATGATCAGGATGCGTGGATTTTCGATTTTGATGTCGCTGTCGATCCTGATTCCAGGAGTTCTGGCGGGCTGGCATCTTCTTTGATCGGTCCTAAATTGATCGATGCGGCTCTGGAGGAATTTGAGGGTCATCGTGCTGAGCTTGAGAGAGTATACGTAAGAGTGTGGGTAATTAATCCAAAACTTGCTCGGTGGTTGGAAGATAAACGGGGTTTCGAACCAGAATCAGTTCATGGTGATGGGTCGACTCATATGGTGTACTATGGTCAATAAAGCTAGAAGAGTTTTTGCTGAGAGTGAAAGATAAAAAGACATTCAAGATAGGCAGATTAAAATGGAATCAACCGACCCTATTTTCGCTAAGATTGACGAAGGAACCGTCACTGTAGATGATTTCAACCGTCTAATCCAAGAAGCGACGCCAGAATCCCTACGTGACAGAGTCCGTCGAAGACCGATGGCTCAGCGGAATACAGTGAAAAGCCACCAGGATAATGAAACTGGTCACTCCGATCTGGAGCCGCCAGAATTCAATAAGAGAATCCAACCGAAACGTGAACGAGAAGGCCGTACTCAAATGCATGGTCGCGGAAAATCTGGCCATCGCCATAGTACTCGGACTCAGACAGGTGTTCCTCGCGAGAATAAATTCTCTGAAGCCCTCAATTTTGTTCTTGAGAATTACGGCAAACCGTTTGCCGATTATCAAGAATTATTGGCTGAGATTGAGGATAAGACAGCAGTAACTATAGTTGCACGCAGGCTAATGTCTAAACCTGGTGCAAATAGGGACTGGCTAAACGATATCTGTTTGAATGTGGAACGGTCATGACTGACGAAGTAGCTGAAAACGAAATGCCAGATGATGAACTGCAAAATTTGCTAGATCAATTGGACGAGCCTGATAGTTTAGTCACTGACACGATGGAGTCAGAGGCTGGAATTGAGGAAGCTCCAATTGAACCGGAGTGCGAAGCCAGCCCGGAGGTCCCAACTAAGAAAAAAGAAGACACCTCAGCTTCGTCTCTTAAAGCTTCAGAGACCACGATCCGGCCGGTCGTCGATGAATTAGTGGCTAGCGATGCTCGTCGATTCGATGGAGAAACTAAGGTCGATACCGAAGAAGAACAACAAGTCCAAAATAGCAGTCTTACAAAATATCTGGAACGCTTGGACGATGTTACCGATGAAGTCCTAGCTGCTTGTCGGTCAGATCGCCAAGAAGCCCAAGATGTCATCGGCATCTATAAGAAAGCAATCGAAGACGCATTAACGGCAAAAGCTCCACCAGCCCGAATGTGGGTTGATGGTCTAGTGAAAGCGGTTGAAGTAAAAGCCGGAATTAATGGTAATGCTGTCAAAATGATCGAGGCTAACGCCAAGATGCTTGCAGCCACCAAAGGAGGCGGAACCTTCAACCAACAAATCAACGTCGGAGGCAGTGAAAATCTCGATGACGTTTTGAGCCAAGAATTAAGTGAGGATGATGAGTATTGATGAGTATTAATCCAAAAAGAATCGCTAAATTGATTACTGAAGACCCGGATGTCCCGGATTCGGATTATGATGGGTTGGAAGATGATGATCAATTCGCAGAAGATTCGCAATTGGTGAATTCACTGGACACTGAGCAATTGCTTACGTCTATCGCACATCACTTAAATATTCCAGAATTGAAAGTTTTAGAATTAGCTGGGATTGAACCTGATGTTTATGATGACGGAGAATTAGATCTTTCTAATTCGTCTTATGAATTGTTTGTGTGGATCAGCACGTCGTCATACATGTACCATTTTGAGGGTCCACATGATTCTTGGGGGACTATGGAGATAATCAACGACGTTACTGTAGAGAACGACAATCCTGTCGGACACGCGATCGATCGAGCTATAGAAGAAGTGGCGGAATGAGTATTGATCCAAAAAAGAATATGCTCTGGTTGTGGTGTTCAAATGACCACCGGAGATTCACTTAATTGTGGTGCTTGTGATATAGTACATTATTAATGGCTAGTAAAAAAGTAAACACCAAGCAACGCGAAGTAATTCGCCGAAGCCAGCGATCCTGCACTTGGTTCCTGCGGAACTTTGGGAAACTGAAGCACCCATCCGCAGGAGTCCTGCAGTTCTATCCATTTAGCTATCAACGAGACGCTATTAGGTCATTCCGCAAAAATCGCCTAAACATTTTCAGAAAGTGTCGTCAGTCAGGGATAAGCAAAATCTCAGGAGCCTTTGCGACTTGGTTCGCAATGTTCCATCCGCACAAAACAATTCTTATCGTTTCCCGTCGTAACGAAGATGCGATGGCTTTCTTGCGGGACCATGTGGTTTTCCTCTATGAGCACTTGCCCCAATGGATGAAGGAAGTATGGGAGCCTGCTAAACAAAATGAGCATGAGATTATTTTCCCTAATGGGTCGAGAATTCAATCTCTAACAAGCCACCCTGATGTTCTACGATCGCACGCATCCTCTTTGAATATTATCGACGAAGCGGCATTTATTCAAGGTATGGATGTTATGTGGGCCGGTGGCTGGCCAACCTTGCAGCACGGTGGTAACGTCATTTGTATCAGTACAACGAATGGTCTAGGGAATTGGTATTGGAGCACCATGACCGACGCCGAAGCCGGTATCAACGGCTTTAATCCCATCGTTGTTAACTGGTGGGATATGGATTGGTCTATTGAATACCGCGATCCCCTATCTCGAGACTGGAAAAGGATCGCCCCACGAGACGGAATCCGAGAATCACGGAGTAAGGACGAGGTCAATAAATTTGGCCCTTACTGGTCCCCATGGTTGCAGGAACAATATAACGCTCTGCAAGAGCAAGGGGAAGCTTGGAAATTCCAACAAGAAATTCTAGCTTCTTTCATTGGTTCTGGTAATACAATTCTCTCGCCAGAAGTTATTCATCAGATTAGCACTACTGTCGACGACCCGCCACAGGTGGTGACCGGATATCAGACTTATGTGCACCCAGTATCTGGCGATGTCGAAGACATCGATTTCACATTCCAACAGCCGGATGAAGGATTATGGATTTGGAAACAGCCAAAATTGGCGGTTCCTGAGAAGAGACGTGGCGACACAATTATCGAGCCTAGTATTGCAGCACACTCCTATGTAATGGGTGTCGATATCGCTACCGGCAAGAGTCGTGACTACAGTGCGATTGAGATCTTTGACATCGACACGATGGAACAGGTCGCCGAATTCATGGCGAGGTGCCTACCGCGTGAATTGGTGAAGTTTATCGATCGCATTGGTCGTTGGTATAATTGTGCCTTGGCTGTTGTCGAGCGGAATAATGGTGGTGATATCCTTATCGACAGTTTGCGGTATGATATGATGTATCCACGCCTTTGGCGTAAGAAAGACATCAATGACAAACCTCCTGCTCCCGGTTCTAAGACATCAGCTAGGGCTTTAAAGGTTGCTGCCTACGGTTTCACGACCAGTATTGCCAGTAAACCCACAATGAATAAGTTCTTGATCGACTTTATCAGGGACAAGGATGACGATGGCTATAAAATTTATAGCAAGAGATTGTTGAAACAATTTCAGACCTATGTCCGGAAGAGAGACAGATTAGGTAAAGATACTGGCAAGACCGAGGCTGAAGAAGGTGCTGGAAACTTCGACGACTTGGTCATGGCATGTGGCTTAGCGTTAATTGGAACACAAGATGGATCTATGATCGATGCTGGTAATCTGATGCCTTATGGAGCTGGTACCAATTTCCAAAGTGCATCTGGCCCGGTTATCTTGTCTGATGCGTCGATGGTGAATACTCAACAGCAGTACGTAGCATCGGGTGGACAACATCTATTGATGCCTATGGCACTCGCTCCAGACGACGTACCAGAAATTTCTGCACAGAGACAAATTGACGAATACACGATGCAGCTTGGTGGTATCCCCATTGGTCAACAAGGCCCCACTGTAGTCCCATCTAAGTACTACTACGACAAAAAGTGATCCCCCGCTGCGGGTAAAACATAGAGTAATAAAATCGGGAATGACGTATGCCAAGTAACTGGCTGATATTCGACAGAATCCGGGCGATGACCCGGCAGCACCAGATATTCCAGGCAGAACGTGTATTCCAAGACCAATCGTCTTTGGATCGCCTCACTGCTGGCGGTGAATTTCTCGATTTTAATGCTCAAGCGGCGATCCTAGATCAGACCAATCTCCAGATCAATAGGCTCGAACGGTACAAAGACTACGAGCAAATGGATCAAACTGGTGAGATTAGTCTTGCCTTGGATCTCTACGCCGATGAAGCAAGCCTGGTCGATCCAGAACGCAAGCACACACTAATTATCAGAGCACGGAATCGCCGTTTGAAGCGGGAATTGGAAGATTTATTCTTCGACACCCTTCTGTGGGATACTTATTGTCGCCCGTCAGTCCGATATCTCTGTAAGTACGGTGATTTGCCGTTTGAAGTAATCCCCACTATGGACCGTGATGGAGTTTCGTCGCTCCGGTTCATGAATGTCTACAATTTCACCAGAATTGAGACGCGGTTTGGTGATTTGGTTGGATTCTTCTATCAAGATGCTTTGTTCCCAGAACCGCAATTTATGCACCCATGGCAGGTTATGCATTTGCGGTTGACGAGTTTTGAGAACATTTACCATCCATATGGTAGAGCTATTCTGGATGGTGGCCGTAAGGCATTCAAACAACTCCGACTAATGGAAGATGCGGCACTCATCTACCGTATTACTCGTGCTCCAGAGAAAAGAAAGTTCACTATCCCGGTGGGCCTCATTCCACCAAAAGAAGTTCCCGAGTATATGCAAATGATTGCTCGGAATTTCAAGAGGCAGAGATTTTATAACCCAACCACCGGTGCTTTCGATGAGCGATACTCTCCGCTGATTCAAGAGGATGACTTCTTTTTGCCACGGCGTCCGGATGGTACTGGACCTGATGTCGACACTCTGGCTGGAGCTGAGAACCTGGACCAGATTGCGGACATCGAATACTTCAAAAAGAAGATGATTGCCCCCACTAAGATTCCATTTGCCAGAGTCGGTATTGGTGAAGGCTCTGGCGAAGCTAGTGAGAAATCATTATCCCAATCACACTCTGAATTTGCTAAGGCTGTGCAATGGGTACAACGTGAAGTTTCTACTGGTCTTACTAAAATTGCCATAATTCATCTAGCCCTTCGAGGATATTCTGTCGAGGATTTGAAGGGATTTGAGATCGCACTTACTGCGACCTCTGCAATGGAGGAATTATACCGGATTGAGACATGGCAGACTAGAGTTGGTGTCATGGCTGATCTGAAAGACCTTGGTTGGTTCCCGAAGGAATGGATTGTCACCCACTTCACCGATCTTTCTCCTGATGAGATTGAGGAATTGAAGGAGATTGAGGTTGAAGAGTCTGCTGGTGGCCCGACTGGTGGTGGTCCTGGTGGTTTGGATGTTGAGCCTGATATGGCTGATGAAGGGCTTGAAGGTCTTGAGGGTGAGGGTGAGGAAGCCCCTGAAGATGAGATTGTGCCAGAAGAACCATCTCCCATTCCTGGGCTTGAGGGTTACGACTATGCGGCGGAGAAACGGTTGCTTCTTGAGTTGAGGAAACAAGGTAAGACTACTGAAGCCATGGCCATTGTGAAACGATGGGCACAGCGTATGGGTCGCCCTGATTCTACTGACGATCGTGAATTTGCTAGTGGTTTCGAGTTCTTGTTGGAGCACAATGAACTTGATGGTTTATCCTCTTCTAATTCTGCTAATCCAGCTGAATCTAATGGCGATGGCAAAAGTAAAATTCATAATCCCAACAAAGATACGGGTTTGCTGGTAGAATGGTCTGTTGATGAAGATGAGAGAGACCAAGCCATCACCGAAGTCTTCAATGTTATTACTGCTGGCGAAACCATAAATGGAGATGGTGATCAAGAAGAAATCACTGAAAGTGATCTTCCTGTCACACCAGTAAGCAATCTGTAGGCACTCATGCAAAATTAGTATAGCTTCTTACACGACGCACTAAATTGCCATCGGAAAGAGCATCGGACGACAGCAATTATCTGTCATCCGGCAGCCGAGCAATGGGAGTTAAAGATGACGACGAAGGCCGCTACACAAGATCCTGCAGTAGTTATGGACAGCCGCAAATTCCTTGGAGCCCTGAATGATTCAGCTCAGGCCAAGGTGTCTGAATTTGAAGGTCATATCCATGAGATGGGTCGAAAAGCTGGCAAAAGCTGGCGACTAACTGCTCTCAAAGCCAAAGACCTCTACTTCGAAGACACTGAGACAAATCAGTACTTCGTAGCCGAGCATAAAACGGATCATGGCAAAGTCAAAATCCAAAATATCCGCCCCATCCAAATTCAAGAGGGCGAGAAACAAAAAGTCTTCGGCGAAACCTGTGGAAAACTGATCGACGCAATCGAAGAAAACGATCAAAGTGGCATGCAATCCGCATTCAACCGAATGCGAAGTCATAAATTCTCCGGTCGATCTGTCCCCTACTCAGGATACGTACGGTGTCGTGACAATGTCACCCGCCAAATCCAAATCTCCAGTAATGACTCACTGTCCGAAGAAGTCCGCAGCCGCCTTATCGCCGCAATCGTCGAAGGTCTTCGGGACCAAGTATTGGTCGAGAATGGTCAAGTTGTATCAGCTTCATTCAGTAACGGCGACCCAGTCAAACTACCAGTAACCAAATGGGCCGCCCGCAAACTAGTCGCAAAGAAAATGCGATCTGCCGCAGAAGGTGCATACTGGTCAGAGGGATTCCAAACCCGAATCAAGCACCTCGCCCAACTAGTGTCCGAAAGCCGAATCGAAGACGCCGTCAAATTCGCGTCGCCATTTCTAGACGACATGGAAGAATTTACCCTACTATCACGGCCCGGAGTCCAAACACTTGTTGAGAACTCTTTGGCGGCCAAAGCAATATTCAACCAGTCACTTTGCGACGATGTCGCGACCCTCTTTCACCGCACCAATCTGCGAGTCAATCGCCGGAAGATTATCGACGAATGGAGAAATATCTCCAGGAAGTCCGAACACGCAGTTTTGGCAGAGAATGTGCAAATCCTTGAAGACGCAAACAATTTCGAGGCTGCCTACAATAAATTCCTTGAACTGATCTTCGAAGCGATTTCCAACAAGGAAGTTGCTGCCGAAGCTCTCGCCACGACGCTGGAAGTCCTGAAAGAGAAAACACCCAGAATCAAGGAATCACACGATCTGTCGTCCAAATTGGACAATTTGATTACTCGTCTGAAGGATCCATCCTTCGATGATGCTGCGATTTATGAGGCGGAAGATCTCATCGCGACAATCCAGGAAGAATTGGCCGCTACTGAGACATTAGGCAGTTTTGACCAGATGCCTGGTGGTGAAGACGATATCGGGCTCGATGAATTAGGTGCTGAGGACTTTGCCTCCTCCAGTGTCGATGGTGGTGGGGCTCCCATCATCAATATTAATTCCCCACTTATTCAAGTTGGTGGGACCAGCTCAGCTGCCGGTGGTGAAGAAGAGCTAGGCGGCTTAGAAGATGAACTTGCTGGTGCGGAAGCAGTGCCAGAAGAGCCAATGCCAGAAGAAGGTATGGGTGGTGGTGAAGAAGAAGACTTGGCTGCACTCCTTGGCGGCGGTGGCGGTGCTCCTGCGGCTGGTGGAATGGGTCTTGAGAGCCGTAAGCGGCGTGGCAAGGCCGTCAGCGAATCTCGTCCGAAGCATTATGAGATGAAGGATGACGAAGACGATGATGATGCGGAAGGTCCTGGCGAACTCGATGAGAGCCATGACCCGTACGCCATCCGAGAGAGTGAATTCAAAACAGCGAAGGACGTCAATATTTCGTCCTATGGTGCTCCGGTTATTACGGACCACAAACAACTTCGCCAAGTCGTTGGTATTATGAACCAACTAGCTGCCGAGCATCGTTTGACAGGTCGAGCTCTGGTCGAGAATTTGGAATCGATGGCGGAGGCCAGCATTTCTGCTATTGGTCTTCGAGTTCCGAAGGGTCGATTGCCTAAGGCTATGGAGCAGGCGATTGAATTGTTCAACGAGATGGTTGGAGCCGACGCTGTTGCGGATGTTGTTGGTGGAGCCGCTGATGATCTGGATACTGACGACGACACGGACGACTTGGGTCTCGGAGATGACGATGACCTGGGTGAAGACCAATTCAAGGGTCCTCGAATTCGTGGCCGTGGTTTCAAGAAGACTGCTTACGAGCCTCGTGAACTCAAGAATGAATCCATCGAATGGGGTGAAGCCCAGGATGATGCCATGCTTGGGTCTCTTGGCGGCGTGAATTTCATCTTCGATCATGGTGGGGCTGATGAGAGTCTTACCCCGATTATCATGAGTGAGGATGGGTCGGTGGAATTGCCGATTCCAGCGAAACTCTATGATGCCGCTTTCGCTTCTGCGAATATGATTGAAGAGGGTGACACGAGACCATTCCTATCGTGGCTGTCTGGTTCATTGGAACAATTGCGGCCGATCACCAATGAAGAAGATCAGGCTTTGGAAGAAGCCATGGCCAAGATTACTACTACTCCTGATGGTGGTCTAGCTGTTGAAGTTAGCGATGACGCCGAGGTTGGTGAACTCGGAATGGATGGTGAAGAAGAATACGACACGGCTGGTATGGAACCAGTTGATGCTGTCGATCCTGGTGGTGAAGAAATGGATCCGATGGCTGGTGGTGAAGAAATGGATCCGATGGCTGGTGGCGAAGAAATGGGTGCGGAAACCATGCCGGACTATGAGGAGCAGGACACCTTCCCCCCTGGTGAGCCGCAGGATGAGGTAACAGATACCCCTGGTGGTGAGATGGCTCAGCAACCCACGGCCCCTGAAGAAGAAGAGCCTCGATTTGAAGACAAGGATATCACCGAGCCATCGTCCTCGAAGTACACCAAGCATGTCAAAGACAACAAGCGGGATATGCCGGATCACAAGCCTACTAAGGCATCCGATGACAAGCTCGACTCGCTTGGTCCAGACCTGAAGGTTGATGATGGGTCCGGCACCAAGCCGCCTACTGCGAAGTCGATGAGCCAGAAATAATAAATGATCGACACACGACAAATTGCGACGCTGATTACTGAAGATCCAGACATCTTCAATGAAGATCTGAGTAGATTGGTGATCCCACTTTTGCCTAGCAATATTGGGAATCTTTATGGTCAAAATCCAAAGGTAACTTATAAGATAGATGAGATTATCTCTTTGGCTGAAAAGACCAACAATCTGGACCCAGAAGCAATTGCCAGAGAGATCATTGAGACTTTACGTAATTCAGCTGGCGATTATCCACCAGGTCATAAGCACCATCTCGGGGTGCAGATTTGAAATGGTGTCAGGAATAGTGGAGTAAATTATGTTGCCTAGTAGAACTGGCCGAAGAGCGTTGATGGAAGATGCCATCAGTGACCCTTCGTACTTCAATCGTGGAATTATTGCTGAGACCGGTCGGATTCCAGTTGGATTCCGATTACTCCAGGATACATTCCCATTTGAGGTGATTGAGACCAAATCAACAGTGACCGAAGATCGGAATGGTAATGAAATTCCGATTATGCGTGTGACTGGTCTGTTCCAAATGGGTGATAAGGAGAATGCGAATGGGCGGTTCTACCCGACCCAGGACGTGCTTTCTCCTGCTGTTCAGCAAATCCAAGAAGACGTCGGTGGCCGGGCGGTGATGGGTGAGTTTGACCATCCGGCCGACGCCAAGATTCACCTGGACCGAGTGAGTCATCTTATTTCCAAGGTATGGATGGATGGCCGTAAGGTATACGGTGAAGCTGAAGTCTTGCACAATTTACCCTGTGGTGCTTGTTTACGTGGCCTGTTCGAACACAAAGTTAGAGTAGGGATTTCATCTCGCGGTGTTGGCGATATGGAAGTTGCAGAACAGGGTGGTCACGAAGTGTACCGCGTAATGCCTGGCTATTCATTCGTTACCTGGGACGCAGTTGCTGAACCATCAGTCAACGGTGCCATTCTGAATATCCAAGAGGGCCTCTCTCGGCGGGTTCGACCACTTACCAAACAGAAAAGTAAATTCTCTCCAGAAGTTTTCGAGCGGATGCTGGTTAAGGAAATCAATACGTTCTTTGATCTGTAGGGATTGAGAATCCGCTAGTTCACGCAAAAATAACTACAACACGACCAGTTTCGTGAGGAGTTGTCAAATGGATAAAATTAAAGCACTGCTCGGAAAAGCCGGTGTAAATGGTGAACTAGCGAGTCGAATTGTCGGCTCACTGGAGAGCTACAAGACCACTCTTCGCGAACAATTCGAGCAGGAATATGCGGGTAAGGTCGAACAGGCCAAAAGGGTCTGTATCGAAGAAACCGAAACCCACAAAAGAGAACTTGCCCGCCGTCTCCAAATCTTCTGCGAGACAAAGGGAGCTGCAATCGAGGCACAACTTGCCAAATCGTCGGCCCTTAACGAATCCGAAGCTTTATCCAAGCTGACCGCCGTTCGAGCATTGCTCGAAGGCATCACGCTTAATGGAGAGCCCAACGGAGCAGTTACAGCCGGGTTGGAGAAATCCAAAAAGCAGGTCAAAGTTGCCGTCGAACAAAGAGACAGGGCTGTCGAGACTGCAAATCGGCAAACTGCCATCGCAGAAAAAGCCCTGAAAAAGAACCGAGTCCTTGCCACCGAAAACGCTCAACTCAAAAAACGGCGTAGCGGCAAACCGGTTACCGAAGGGAAGCAAAAGAAATCTCGGCGAATTGATGGCACCCGAAAAGGTGCTCGCCAACCTGTCTCAACACGGCCGACTCTCGTTGAAAGTCAAGATCGGCGTCCCCCAAAGCAAAAGAAGAATCCCCACGTTTCCGGAACCGGCAACGGTCAAGGCAACGGCTACGGGATCTCAGACATTGCCAGCCAAGTGGACGAAGACCTAGTCTAAGACCTGCCCAAAACTAAAAATCCAACCAGGAGTAATTCATAATGTTACCTACCAGAGCAACCAAACGCCAACGCTTCAGTGGCGGCGGTCGTCGACAACTTGTTGAAGGTGCTGGCCAAGGTCGCCGCCCACTCACAGAAGACGCCACCGATCTGCACCAAGCATCCGTTATTCACGAAGCCAAGAAAAACCAGCTCGTGAGTAAATGGTCACCAGTCCTACGAAAATGCCGTGAAGTATCACAGCAAAAATTCGGACTCATGGCCGCCATCCTCGAAAACCAGTACAATTGCTGGAACCCCGAGAACCGATCGGTCATCCTCGAAGACCAAACCACCACAGCCAACATCGCCGACTTCACACGATTCGCACTACCGCTAATCCGCAAGTCATACCCAAAGCTGATCGCAGACAACCTCGTCGGCGTCCAGCCAATGAGCCAACCAGCATCACTCATTTTCTACATCCGATACCGCTACGCCCTCACCAAGGGCCAAACGGTCGCCGGAACACAAATCATGCGTCAGAACACCGCACAGGTGTTCGCCCGCCAAAACGGATGGGCACTCGACCCGTACTACTCCTCACAAGAAGTACGCGGCGAAGACGCCACAATCACCGGCAACACAGTAGTTTCCGCGACACTAGCACACCGCCCAGTCCTGGCCGGAACAGTCGTCGTCGAAGCATTCGAAACCGAAGCCGAAGCCGATCCAAACTGTGAAGAATCAGTACCATGCCTCCGAGTCAGCTTCGACTCCGATGGCTCACCCGACGTCGTTCTCGTCGGCGACTGCACAAACTTCACCGACAACCTAGCCGTCGACACCGCAACAACCGGTGCCACCGAATTCAACCACACGAGTGGCGCCGTCCAAATCACACTGTCCGCAGGCGTCTTCCCAGCCGGAGCCGTCGCCAGAGTCAACTACGAATACGACCTGGAAGCCAACCCATTCCAGCCAGAAGTCACACTGAGCATCGACAGCGACTCAGTCGCCGCGATCACTCGGAAACTAAAGACTTCCTGGAGCCTCGAAGCCGCCCAAGACCTCAAGTCAGTTCACAACATCGACGCCGAATCCACCCTCACCGACCTAATGGCCGACGAGATGGTTGCGGAAATCGATCGTGAAATCATCAACGACCTGATCATTGCAGCCGCCATCCGAGCAGACCACAACTTCGCAACGGCTGCCGGAGCATCCGTCAACTTCACCGACCGCAACATCGCCCTGATGTACAAAGTCCTCGAAGTTGCCAACATCATCCACCGCACCACACTCCGTGGCCCCGCGAACTGGATGGTCATGAGTGCCGACATCTGCTCCAAATTCGAGCAGTTGAACGACTTCCGAGCCAGCGACGCATTCACCACCGAAGGCGTCGACATCGGAATCATGAACATCGGCACAATCCAAGGCAAGATGAAGATCTACAAAGATCCACTCTTCCCCAATTGCAAAATCCTAATGGGCTTCAAAGGCAACTCAGTACTCGACGCCGGTTACTTCTACGCCCCATATATCCCACTGCTCAGCACCCCAACAGTGCTGGACCCGAACAGCTTCACCCCCAATAAGGGCGTGATGACGCGTTATGGCAAGAAGCTGATCGAAGATGGCGGGCTTTACTACGGCGTGGTAACTGTTAGCAATCTCTAAAAGATTCGAAAAAAGATTCGAAAACCCCGTTCTCGGACGGGGTTTTTTTATGCGCGTTCACTTCTTCATTCCAAATAAGTAAGGCAATATGTATTGGGAATGAAGGGGTTTCAGTTGTTTCACGTCTAATAAAGGTTGCCAATGTCTAAAATATGTTCGATCTGTGAGTTTGAAAAAGGATTATCAGAATTTCCGAAAACCGGGACGGCTTGCAAGAAATGCAAAGCACAGAAATTACGTGAATTTAGACAAACAGATCCTGAAGCTGTTGCAAAAAGAAAGAAGTATAGAGAAAAAAACAGAGATACAATAAATGAACAAAAACGAGCAAGCTACCGTCGCAATTCAACTCAGGTAAAGACTGCGAATAATCAGTATTATCATAATAATACTGATAAATGCCGGGCGAGGCAGCGAGAATATCAAGAAAGAATCGAGACTGAGTCTATGGATTCATGGCTCGCCAAATGCTTTAAACATTGTAAGAAATCAGATAAGGATTGTGGACGTGAATTTTCAATCACATTGGATTATGTGATAAAACTATGTGAGCGACAAGAGAGCCGCTGTGCTTTGACGAATATTCCTATGACACATCAGAGGAATGATCCATTTGCCGCTTCTATTGACCGTAGAGATTCTAAACTAGGCCATATCCCTGGTAATGTTCATATAGTTTGCAGGGCTGCTAATTTGGCCAAACGAGAATTGTCAGATGCAGCAATAATAGAATGGTTTAGAGCCGTGGCTCAACATTTGCCAATAGTTGAATTTGATGGCTTAAATCATGAGGCGACTGCAGATTATCCAGAAATCAAAAAAGATGCAGTTAGAAATTGTTTGTTGAAAAATTTTGAGTGGGCTCCTCCACAATATGAACATAATGAATTGTTGCAAGATTGGGACAATGTATTAACTGAGTCCACAGAGAATTATATCTGCAATGATTTTTGCAGATCACAGAAACCATCTAATAAGCAATATTCTGGGAAGAGACTGATTTGGCATTTTCAACCACATTTGTGGGCTGTCAGAACACAGAAAAAGCCTCTTATGGAAGAGGCTTGGAACAATAGTAAAATTCGGGATAGGACTGCTACTAACTTAGTGGATGGTAGAACCAGGATTTCGCAAGATAGAGTTATTCGTGAATTCATTTTCGCTGGTGCTGGCGTTCCGTCTATTATGCACCCCGGATTTGCTAAAGCAGTTTTGGATGAATATGGGGTTAAGCCTGGCACAACAGTATTTGACCCATTTGCTGGATGGGGGTCTAGGATGTTAGCGACTGTTGCGTTGCAAGCTCAGTATATTGCTGTTGATAAATCTCCTCCAACTGTAGATGGCTTGCAAAAAATGCTGGGTTATTTAGAGAGAGATGCAAATGTTATGTGTGGGGACGTTTTTGATTGTGGAATTCCGGATGTAGATGTTTTGTTTACATCGCCCCCTTTTGGGACTGAAGAATATATTGATTCAGATGCGGTTATCGATTTAAACAAATTGGTAGAATTGACAAAGCATATTAAATTAAGGATACTTCATCTTAATGGAGCTATGCTTGAGCTTCTTGAATGCGATCATAAGGCTGTTCCAATATTAACTAAGTCTAAGATTAGCAGTAAGAATACTCATGAATATTTGGTAATTTTGGATTGATAAAGTGCGGGCGGTTCGGCGGTGGAAATTGATTGGGATGAGGATGAATCCTCCTATAAATCATTTCGTTAAAAACCTCTAGGTGAGGCTCGGAGAATAAGCCCGGTTCCAGCCGGGCTTTTTTCGTATCTTGATTTGCGAGAGAGTATTTTTTTGGGGGGGGTCAAATATAGTTTATGAAGCTTAGTGCTATTATTGAGGTTGATTCGCGGCGGGACTTCCTTAAGAAGTCTGGTGCGGGCATTGCTAATACTGCTGTTCCTGGGGCTTCTGTTCCTGGGGCGTTGGCTCCTGCTGTTTCTGCGATTGTTCCTAGTTTTGATTATTTGTGGAATCCGTTGTGGGGATATTGGACTAGCCGTGAGAAAGGTTATGATTTTTC